AGCACTTACGCTCGCTGCGGTATCATTGTGAACACGACCCCGATTGAGCCAGAGTGGGAGGGGTATATCACGATTGAGCTGAGTAATACCGCACCACTGCCAGTACGAGTGTACGCCAACGAAGGCATTGGGCAACTGCTATTCCTTGAGGGCGAAGCCCCGTGCGTCATCTCCTACGCCGACAAGGGTGGCAAATATCAGAATCAGCAGGGCATTGAATTGCCAAAGGTGGATTAGATGAAGTACAACGCAAAAATCGCACTTGCCAGTTATCTTCAGTCGCTGAAATGTCCTACAACGTTTCAGTTGCCTCGTATTGTATGTGGATTTGTCACAACATCAGGCAAGCAAGGAGGGTGGAAACTTGAAACATATTGGCTCTATGCTGACCACACAAAAGCAGAGTTGCAAAAGTGGTTGGACAAGCTGGATGTTACATATGACTATGAAGGATATTCAGTTGTCATGGTTGTCAATATTGAATTAAGTGATGGTACGCAACATCGGTTTGATGCTTCGCAGTTTTATACTGTAGCAAGTGCATGGCATTGTGTAATTAGCGAAAACTTGTCTGCAACGCTGAAAGACAAGGCAACGCACGACGCATTTGATGGTCGTACATGTTTGTCCGTACCACATGGATTTATTGAGTTTGTTAAAGACGACGATATGCCAAAAGGAAAGTGTCGGGCCACGGTGACTACGATGCCCAATGGTATAGACTGCGATTTTGTGTACTTTGTTGTGTACCACGGAGCATGGGATGGCAATAAAGACGCTGTCACTACGTGGGCAAAAGCAAAAGTAAAAGAGGTGTACTTCAAAGCGAAAGCGATATTAGATCAACAACACATTAAATTGCCAAAGGTGGACTGACATGCAAGTGCCATTTAAAACTGAGCGCATGACAATGGACGATCTCATTGCACATCACGGCGATACTCTTGCTGATGTTACATACACCACTGGGCTGTATCAGCCAAGTATGCTCACAGTGACGGTACTCCATGAACGCCTTGCATGGAAGGGCGAGTATATCGTTGCCGATGGGATGCTGTACCTGACTGCGCTGAGTGTAGACGCATCCCACAGTTGCACTCCAAGACCCGAGCATGTTCGTCACATCCTTGAAAAAGTTCGCAAGGTGATGCCATAATGTACGAAAATCGCATTGTTGGCCACGGCGAAGAATCGCCAGACCAGCTACTCGCCAATCCGTACAACTTTCGGATACATGGCAAGGGACAACAACAAGCACTGCACAACGTCATGTCCGACATCGGCGTTGTGCAAAGCGTAATCGTGAATCGCATCAGTGGACATATCATTGACGGACACCTTCGAGTGGCACTTGCTTTGCGCAACGACCAGCCGACCGTGCCGGTTACCTACGTAGAGCTATCAGAGAGCGAGGAAAAGACCATCCTTGCAACTTTTGACCCCATCTCCGCAATGGCTGGCATTGACGAAGAAAAGCTTGCCGAGTTGTTGCAGGAAGTGGAAGTTACTGATGGTATTGAGAGTGTGATTGACGATCTCAAAGTGGATGCAGGCATCATGCCACCACCGATTGACAATCCAGAGGTATTGCCTACATTTGACAAAACGTTTATTGTACTAGTAGAGCTTGATAATTATGATGACTATCAGAACGTCAAACTCGAGATGGAACGACGTGGGTACAAAGTAAGGGGTAATCAAAAATGACGATTGTCTATCAGAAGAAGACTCCAGAGCGCATGAAACGCATCCTGCAGGCGTTGGAGCTTGGGGCAACATATCAACTCGCTGCCAACGCCGCAGGCATTTCGGCAACTACGCTGACACGCTGGATGAAAGAGGATGAGGAGTTTGGAGATGAATGTCGCTCATCCGAGGGCAAGGCCGCTGTGCGGTGGCTCGCCAAAATTGAGCAAGCCGCATCCGCAGGGGATTGGCACGCCGCCGCTTGGACGCTGGAACGACGCTTCCCTCGGGATTACGGGAAACGCATCGTAGAACACGAAGGGACAGTGGACTATGTCATCGACCTCTCACTCGGACACGGACAAGCAGGTAATCCGGCACTCGACGATGACGGAGCCTCAACGCCGCTTTTGGGCGAGTGAGGCACGCTTTCGACTGTTTGTGGGTGGGGTTGGGAGTGGTAAAACGCGCGCAGGCATTGTTGAAACATTCCGACAGCCAGCAGGCTCAACCGGCATGATTGTTGCGCCTACGTACACCATGCTTCGGGACGCAACGTTGCGCACGTTCATCGACCTTACTCGTACTGCCAATATCCTACAGTCATTCAAGGAACAGTTGATGGTGGCAAAGCTGAAAGGCGAGCGCACCATCCTGTTCCGTTCTGGTGATGATCCCGACCGACTCCGTGGCCCGAATCTTGGATGGTTTATGTTGGATGAGGCAGCCATGCTAGATGAGGAAGTGTGGAGGGTGATGATTGGTCGTCTTCGTGAGAAACCATCACGAGGATGGGCGGTGACCACGCCGAGAGGGAAAAATTGGTTGTACCGATTATTCCATTCCGGCAATAATTACGAAATCATCAAATCATCCAGCAAAGACAACCCGTTCTTGCCAGAAGGATTTGTGGATTCACTTGAGCAATCCTATACGGCGGAGTGGCGAGCCCAAGAAATTGAGGGCGACTTCCTTGACCCACTTGGCGCACTATTTCGGCGCGAGTGGTTTCAGGTGGTTGAGAGCGCACCACCAAATCTTCAATGGATACGATATTGGGATTTAGCGGCAAGTGTTCGCACCACGGCTGACTTTACGGCAAGCGTTGCTATTGCAATGGATGATGATGGCACTCTATACTTAAAAGAGGGAATACACCTTCGAGCCGAATGGCCGGATGTGCAAAAGATTATGATTCGCACCATGCTGGAAGAACCACGCACGCTTCACTACATTGAAGAAGCGTTGCACGGGTTGGCAGCTATCCAAGAGCTGATGCGTATCAAGGAAATTGCGCACATTTCGATTGGTGGTATTCGAGTAGAGAAAGACAAGATTCAACGGGCAATGGCGTGGGCAAGCAGAGCCGAACAGGGCAAGGTGCGCATTGTTGCAGGAGAGTGGATGACAGAGTTTCTTGACGAAGTCGCCATGTTTCCTAAAGGCAGGCACGATGACTATGTGGACGCTGTGTCTGGCGCAATGCCAATGCTCGGGTACGGAGGGAAGTTGTTGCTATGGGATTAAAGTCAATTCCGATAGAAGCGTTTCCGCCAAGCTATTGGCGAGTGCTTGAAGGGAAGTTGGACGAATCGGGCCCGATTTCGGCAACACACGCATACCGGAATGTACCGGTAATGCGATCTGCGATTGAGTTGCGTGCGCACGCAGTGTCAAATCTCCCCTACATCATCATGCAGGGCGATGAGGATGTGTCGCTAAAGCCAGAGATTGTGACATTCATGCGCACATTGCGTCCACTTCTGCGCAAGATTGAACTCAACTTGTGCCTGTTTGGATGTGCGTACTTACTGATTGAACGCAATCGGTACGGACTCAATGGCAAACTCCGAAGTATATTACCAAACACCATCAGCCCTATTTATGACACGAATGAGGGACTAGTTGGCTTTAAGCGTGTAGTCGGCAACAAAGAGTACAAGTTGTCTACCAAAGACGTGATTTACTTTTGGATGGATAACGTGGAAGCGGAAGTCGGCCCCGGCCCTGCTCCAGCCGAAACCGCACTGCGCTCGGCAAGCACGTTGTACTTTCTTGACACGTTTTTGCAAAACTTCTGGAGTCGTGGTGCTATTAAGGCAACCCTGCTTTCAGTGAACGGACCAACTCAACAATCCGAAATGGAAAAGTTGGAGAATTGGTGGAAGCGGTTTATGTCTGGGGTCAAGAACTCATGGAACACCGTTGCCATTCGCTCGGACATCAAGCCGGTTGTGGTTGGTGATACCCTCAAAGACACCGTGAATCCAGACTTAACCGAACAGTCGCGCACTGATACGCTGACTGCTTTTGGTGTTCCACACTCACTCGTACTCTCAAATGCTGCCACGTATGCCACGGCAAATGTAGATCGCCTTGCGTTCTACGAGGACACCGTCGTGCCACAAGCGCAAATGATTTGTGATGCCATCAACGAGCAACTGTTAGACCGTGCCAATCTTCGCATCGTACCACGACCAGACAAGTTGGAAACCTATCAGCGCAACGAGTTGGATAAAGCGCAAGGCGTGATTCAGCTGACCGGCAGTCCAATCCTGACGGTCAATGAAGCGCGCGACATGATGGGATATGGCCCAATCGACCAAGCCCCAATGAACATTGATGATAAGTTTGACCAGCCAGAGGAAATCATCAACGCCACCGCTCCAAAGGTAGTAGATGAAACGCCCGAGCCGGTGTCTACTGTTCCAGAGAAGCTTACCAAGTCACTTGATACATCTGCATCGCTTGACTTAAATCGCTGGAAAGCGAAAGCAATTAAGTCAATGAAGTCGGGGCGATCTGCGGACGTGCGCTTTGACTCCACAGACATTCCCTATACGGATAGTTGCCATCTTAAGCAATTACTATCTGAAGCGGATTGTACTGATGCGGTCAGTCATATTTTCAAGGCGTTCAAGTCCGCCCCGGGCGAATCACTTACACCAGATGAGCAAGAGCTTTACGACATCTTGGCGCGAGCAATGGCAAAGATTCGCCGTGATGCCGAACGTCAGGGAGTCAAACTTTCGCCTGATGAGTTTGCGCAACGCCTCGGACGTGAGGTGGCAGCAGCTCTTAACCTATCGCTTACGTCGGTCTATCAGCAACTGATTCAGGAAGCGGTGAGTGCCACCGGTATTGGCATTGACCCACTTGACCTGACGTTGCGTCTTGCGCCAGAGTGGGACACGTATGTTCGTGACCGTGGCAAACAGATTGAAGATACCACCCGTCGATACTTGATGGCAATCATCAATGGTGGCATCATTAGCAACGACGCACTCTTTGACATTCCGTTTGGATTGCGCCGAGCCGAAATCATTGCAGTCACAGAAACCACCAACGCCAAAGCAATGGTCATGATGGCAATTCAGAAAATCCTTGCCGAGCAAGGTGTTCAGACGCAACTGATATGGGTGACCGCACAAGACGAACTTGTATGTACCAAGTGCCGACCGCTGAATGGCCAAGCACAAGGAGTGTGGCAAACACCACCGCCAGCACACCCATACTGTCGATGTACTTTGCGATTGGAGGTCGTGTGAAGACATACGCTAACGTCACGCTCTCTCCGTTCCTAAAGAAGATGATTCGCAACCGTGGCGATGATTATGGAACAAAGTTGGAACGGCACACGACTGACCTGCTTCGGGTTATTGCCCGTGAAGGTCGTGACTTTGTGTCGCAGTATCCGCCACAAAAACCACTGAATACGAACAAACCCCATTGGCGACGTGGTATTGGTATGGTGTATATTCGCAAGCGTGACGGACGCATGAGTATCTACGAGCGGTCGCAGATACTTTTTGCCAAGTGGGCGATTTCGCAGTTCCCCACATCAGTGGTGCTATATAACACGGCGACCTACTCTGGCATTGTGCATCGGGATGACATCCAACGCTTCCAGCACATCGGGTTTTGGCGCACGGATGCACAAATGATTAGCTACCTTAAGGGACATCTTCGACGCATGATGCCGAGCGGTATCATGTCTGTGGTGAGGGCATTATGACCGAAATCATGATTCGAGATGGTGTAATCACCACGTTGCCAAGTACATGGACAATTTTGGCGTGGGACAGTACGCGCAATAACAGCAATGCACCACTCACCAACAACGTGGCCATCGCATACAGTGTGTGGAATGAGTTTGATCTCACCACAAACTACAATATCGTGTCAACGTTTAATAAAAACGACGCAAACGCAAGCACGGTTTTTTATGATTTACCCGGCACTGACCTGTCTGGCAGTATCGTAACCTACCCGGGAATGCAGGCATCAGTGTGGTCATATCGAGGAAATGCGATTGGCCCGTGGGCTGGCACCGTGGGATTTGGTGGCGTACTGCAAATGGCATTTTCAAGCATTGCATCGGATGTACGCCAATTACTGCTATCAGTAGGGTCAAAAAACTCCGAGAATGAGCCATCGTGGGCATATGCGTCTATGAACTATTGGTTTGACGCATCAAACTTGCATGACTACATTGAGTGTCGAGTGGGCATCACCATCAAAAAGGTCAAGCTGAATCAGTTTGACAAAACCATCCCACACCTCTATGTCATCTACAAAGATACGTTTTCCTCGCAGATACGATTTTACGTAGACAACTTGCTTGTTGCGTCTATTCCGTTGTTGTCTACCAGCGACCCAGAGTGGTCAACGGTAAATCAAAATGACGACCTTGATACATGGTGGGCATTTAGTGATTACGGATACGTTCCGAGTGCTGGTACTCCAGCAACATACACAGATGCGTATACACTCTTTGTGATTTCGTATGGCGGATTTGGT